CGTCAATTCTTGTGGATGGGTGAAGCTGCACGTAGATTAGCAGATGGTACATACTCTGATTGGTTTAAGGGAAAAGAATTTACTGAAACCTTTATGGGTCAGAGCTTTAGAACTGGTACAGGAAACATATTCGTAGAGGAACTTGCTGACTTAGCTAGTGGTGCTGAAGACCCTGCAGGGCAAACCAAAGCAGGTAAGGCTTTAGGTAGAATTGCGGGTGACTATATTACCAGTGCTATCGTTCCACTGACACAGATAGTTGATATACAACGTGCAACAGGCTTCCGTACAAGTGAGTACGTAGACTACGCAGAAGACACAACAGATCAAGGTTTCTTACAGGGTGTAGGGACACAAGTAAAGAGATCTCTTGGGTCACGAGGCTTTATGAATTTAACTGACCCATCATCTGATGAAGATAGACCTAGAAGGGAATCTATATTCTCCTCTGATAGAAAGAGAGAGAACGTAGCTCTTAACTTAGGTCTTGGTATCTCTACTGTAACTAGAGACGATGAGTACGCTGAGTACATACAGGGTAAAGGTTTCACTGAGTTTGAATTGTCTAGTAAGTCTAGGACACCTACAGTAAGAAACAGAGAGAATAAAATTATACGAGATCAACTTCCTATACTAGCACAAGCAGCTAAAGAGATTGAAGTACAACTCCGTGCCAAGTATCACACGCTACCTGCGAAGTCTAAAGAGGAGTATACACAGTCTCAATATATTAATACAGAGATAAGAGACTTCATTAAAACGGAGATGAAATCTATACGTGCTAGTGTAAGTGATCTAAGAACTATGGGTACAGACGAAGCGGTAATACTTAGTGAACGTTTCGGTAGGTTAGGTAAAGAGAAAAGGAAGGTTGCTATATCAAGGTTCTATACTAACTTTGGTAGGCCGCCTAAAGTCTCACAAGCTGTGGACCTAGAGACACTAATAGAACTATCTAAATAAGAAAAGGGGGCAATTAAGCCCCCTCTTTTTTTGTCTATCGTGTGTCTCCACTACCACCTATTGTTCCTGCCTTGTGTCTGGCTGATAGCTTCTTCTCATTCATTGCTGCTATCATACCTAGTGTCAGGTTGAGATCAGTTGCTAGTGCAGCACAGTACCATAACACATCTCCTATCTCACTAGAGATTTGTTCTCGCCAATCATCTGGCCTACCGTCTGGCCCGTCACGTATGAGTTTCTTAACCTTGTTAGCTACCTCACCTGCCTCACCTGCTAGTCCCAGTGCAGGATACATGATACGGTGTTCGTCAGGATAGATAGCAGTCTTTGCTGCCATTCGTTGATACGCATTAAAATCAGACATGTTGTACTTCTCCTTGAGGAACTGTTCTACTTCTTGTTCTAGCTTCATTATCTTTTACCCGTTTCATGTTATCGAAATAGGCTTTATCAAATCCCCTATTCCACTCACGATACTGCATCGTATCTTTATGGAATGGATTGACATGACGGTTGTACCTGAAACCATCATACCCCATATTGTACTGAACCTTTAAGGGTGCATCGTACTTTCCCAAACCACGTGACGCTCTAGTCTTCTTTATCATAGGATGATCTCCTTATATTAGTTTAATAAGTTTTGCTTGTTTGTAGGGTACGTGATAGAACTGTTCCCCGTTAGTTATGTTTCGTCCCCTTGCTTCCTTTAGTTTGTCTTCCGTTAGTAGAGAACTGTCAATACACCACGCCTTAGATAGATCACCACTAAAGATGTAGAACTTTAGGTTGCTGTGATGCTTACCTAGTAGGCGCTTCTTACGTTCAGGTATACGTATCTCTGCCCAGTGAGGCGGCCAATCACCATTCCATGCTGTCTTTACTTCTGCTTCACTGTAGTAAGTAACGTTGCCCTTTTGTGTTATAAGGTCTGCGTCATAAGACTCTGTACTATCTAACAACTCGTGACCCTCTTTGACTAAGTGACTAATGAGCGCCCTCTTAGCTACGTCATCGTACTTGCTATAAAGATTACTTGAGAATGGTTTTCTATACGCTGCGGCCATGTGTGTTACTCCGATTCTGTTTTAGTGGATAAGTTTTCTTTTAGTTTAACTAGTAGTACATTAGCTGCAGTCATCACACTTTGTAGTTGGTAGTTTAACTGAGTCTGTACATTTTTGTTGTAGTTTATTTCTGATAGCATATTCTTTTGCAAGTCAGTGAAGTCATCTGACTCATATTCAATATCGTCTAACGTTACTTTTACCATTTATATTCTCCTTTAGGTTAGTGTAAACACCTCTTACGAGATGTCTACAATTTCACATGAATCACCACTACATGCCAACGTTTGCATGGCGTTAGTGTTGTCGTCTTTCTCGTGCTCAGACAGCCCAGCCCAATCAATCTTCTTAGGCATAGCCTTTAGTAACACATTGTATACATCCTTGTCCACCTCTTGATAGGGTGCTTGCTGATAACTATGATCAGAGTGTGGTAGAAATGACACACCTGACATCTCATCAAAGTGTTCGTACACAAATGCACCCACTGCCATCCACTCACTGTCCAAAACTGTACAAGTAATACTTGGTTTATGTTCGCACCAGTGGCGTTGATACATTAGCCATGTCTCTAGTTGCTCAATGGCAGTCATGTCGTTACGTGTCACTGAGTTTTTAGGTGACTTAACAGGGAAGCTGAACACTGTAGTAGTGTCAGGCTTCATAACGCATGACTCATGTGGTACGCCTTGGTCTTTCATAAACTGTGTTAGTCCGTCTTTGTTGTCTCCTCTAACGGTTCTAATGTAATAGTTACTATGTCTGGCGTGTATCCCAGAGGCACTGTCAACGAGTTGGGATACGGTTCCGCTTGGCTTAACGCAAGTAATAGCTGTAGATACAGGTATATCAAGTATCCCAGCGTACTCACGGTTAGTATCAACAGCAATTTTTTTAAGGTGTTCAAGAGTTTCACTTAGTCCTTTATTCTTTAGTGTCATCAATGGGTTATCCATTAACCCAGTTAGTGACACACCCAATAGACGTTCTTCGTCTGTGTTCTTCTGCCATATCTTACGTAGGTATGGAAACTTTGTGAAGCTGGACTGTATAGTACCAAGAATGGTAGCCATACGTACCTTCTCTGATAGTGAGTCAAGGTCATCCGTTGCTCGTACAACTACCTCTGTTAGATTACAAAACTGATATGGTCGTAAAATTATCTCGCTGCAAGGGTTAGTGCCGAACTCAAAGTTAGGGTCACGTCTACCATTCTTAGCTGCTTGTTTCTTAGATGCCTGTCGGTTGAAGATACCACGTTCACCTGACTTACTCTCTACTAATGAGATCCATTCACGCATGAATGTCTCCATGTCTGGCTTCTCTGTGTAGCATACGGAGTTGTTAGCTAACGCACGATGTGCTGCACCATCCCACCAGTTGCCTGACTTAGCGTGACGCATACGATCATCAGATAGATTACTCAATGAAATCATAGCACTACGGCGTACACCACCGACAACTACTATCTGACCAATGAAGCACATAAGATCGTGGCACTCCATGCTTGATAGCATACGTCCTTGTGCGGTCTTGAATGTTGACACAGCAAAGTGAAACAACTCTACAAGAGGTGCAGGTCCACTTGCTCTACCGCCAAATGTCTTGAGCCTTGCACCCGCTGGACGTACTTGGCTTACGTCCCACTTAGGTATCTCACCTGCCCACAGTAGTGCAAGTACTTGACGTAGTGCCTTGGCCCAACCTTCTTTGCTGTCCTTAACTACTACAGTTGTTTCACTAACGTACAACTCAGGTACTTCTGGTAGCTTGCTGATGAACTGACGCTCAACACTGAAGCCTACACCAGTGCCACAGAGAAGGATGTACATAGCCTCATCGAATGACTTAGGGTCATCTACTGGTAAGTAGCTACAGTTAAACCCTGCAGTGTTGTCACGATCAAGTGCTGGCCCAGCCGACATCATTGCCCTCATAGATGGCATAACGTCTAAGCTAAGGATGGCGTCCTCAATCTTGCTTACTTGCGCACTAGGTATTGCCGCTATCTTACGTACTACGTTATCTATGTATCGTCCTACTGTCTCTGACCAAGATTCTCTGCGGCCTTCTTTGTCTAACCAACGTGCATACCGTGAGGTATGTATGAAGGCTTGGTAGTCTGTTGGTAAAAAGTTATTCATGTGTGTCTACTCCGATATTGTTTTAATTGATTGGATCGTCATGCCGTCTACATCGTAGATAAATTCTTGTAGCACGTCCCTAATTTCATCGTTAATAAAATTGTCTGCTGGCATTGGGTACTCCTTCTCGTCTATGTTAAGGGTTAAGAATACTTTAACTAACATCTTGATCTTCTATCAGTACGTTGAGATACCACTCTGCTTTCTTCAAATCTTCCAGACCATTCTTGTACTTGTACCGCCACAGGTATTTCATAATGTTACCCTGCAAGTAGTACGAGAAACCTTCTTCTCCTGTTGCTGCACGAATGGCGTCAATACATTCTACACCTGCAAAGTTGTAGTGTGACGGTGAGTTTACCATGTCATCATCTCTTTCTAGTTCATTGGCTGCATCTGAAACTTTTGTTCCATTCATTTCTTACCCCCCTTTTGTTTGAAGTTAACATTGATTACATTCTCTTTTACACTGTCTACTATAGCCTCTGGTGTGTCGTCCTCAACTCTCTCTACTATACTGGTTAGTGTGTCACGAACATAATCATCTTCTTCCATAGCTGGTACTGCTGCACATACCATCTTGGTTATGCCCATAAGGTTGTAATGATCTTCGTCAGTCATATCGTTTTCATCTGTAGTAACAGTACCCACTAGCAACTCACCTGTCCAGTTACCTGCGTCATCTACGTAAGGAGACAACCTAATAATGTAATCATTAGCATTGAAGTCCAAGAATATTCTATCTTCTACCATAAGTGTCATCTCCTTTTTACCTTTTTATATGGGCAGTGTATCAACGATGGATGCATGTCTTTACCCTTTTCTTCTAACCATTCGAGGGGAATGATCCTGTCGTGATACTTTATACCATTCTTTTCACACCATTGTCCATAGCTACTTTTAGCTCCCTTACTTAATTTCTTTTTACTACTTGTAAATACAAATCGTATGTCTAACTTAGGGTGCTGTGCCTTAACTGCTAAATGTTTACGCCTGTCATCCGCTGAGAATAATCCTTTTGTCTCAACTATTATACCGTTCTTCAGTACGAAGTCTGGAGTATAGGTGCGGTACATGAGGTCTTCCCATTCAATCTTGACTTCCTCATACTTGAACGGCATATTATGTTCAATGAGATAGTCTTTTGTTCTGACCTCTAGTCCACTCCTATATCCATGCTTCATGGCGGCAGAGAATTGATGTGCCTTCATGGTACTAAAAGTCCCCTACTTTAAGGGTAGAGTACTCACCCCAACCAGTACCAAACACACCTGTTTTGTTTGCTTCCGCAATGTACGCCAGCGTTTCTTCTACCTTCTCCGTAGCAACCTTCAATAACTCAGGGCTTACCTTGTGCAAGTGAGCAATGTAAGGGGCAGTCTTTTCTACAGCTATGAAGCTGAAGTCTGTAGCTTTAATGCCAGCTTTTTTACAGGTCAGTACGTAGAAAGCAGCTTGTATATGATACATGTACTTTCCTACCTGCTCTGCAAAACCTTTTGGTGATGCATCAATGGTAGTCTTGATGTCGTATAGATGACCTGTCTCTGCTATGTACAAGTCAGGTCTTGTTTTTAGATTGAGTCCAGTATTCTTATCGGTTACAAAGACACTACTCTCTGTTACCCTGCGACTGTCCGTTAGTATCTTCTTGCAAGTAGGGTTCTCTAAAGCAGAGTTGCACATCTTATTGTGTACGTAGTACTCAACTTCTGTTAGTACAACTTGATCATCTTCTTTGTTGTTGTACAAATCCTTAAACGTTTTAGACGCCCTTGTCTTTGGTCCTTTGATAACTAGGTCACGCTCTGGTTCCAACAGAGTAGCATGTACTGCAGAGCCAAGGGCAAATGCAGGGCTATCGCCTAGTGGTTTCTGTGCCATGTAGTGCGCAAGCGATTGCTTGCACACCGTTTTAATGGCAGTCGAAGAGTACCCTACCTGTCTGTGATACTCTTCATTTGACATGTCATAGACAATACCTGACTGCGGCATGTCCATTACACAAAGTCCTCTTCATTGATGTCCACAAACTCTTCTACTGTGTCTGTGTCTACGTCCTCTTTCTTGTGCATGTTCTCGTCCCATGTATTAAGTATGTAGGTATTGTAGTTCTCAATCCATGCCATGAAGTTAGCGAAGACTTCTTGTGCATCGTTGTCCATCTCCAACGTAGTACCAAGGTTCAACTCTGTCTCTGGTACGTAGAAGCTAGAGCCGTTAGGCAGTGGTACTTCCTTTGTAGTACAAGAGATGTTGTGCTGTGGTGGTAGGCGTTGCATCTTAGATAGCTTGGTAAACTGATCGCCCATTGTCTTGAAGGCATCACGGTTATCAATCTCCCAGATAAACGCCGTTGTGTCTACGTCAACTGCATTACCATTTGCATCTGTAGGATTGATCAACTCTACCGTACCAAACAACGCACGAACACGCTTGATAGACTTGATCAGTTCCTTCATGTTGTCAGGAAGTGCTGCCCAATCTTTGATAAACCCTGCTGGCTTACCACAGTTGAAGCCACCTTCGTTGTCCTTCATGTCATTGTTAAGGTCATTAGCCATAACAGTCTTGAGGAAACGGTTAGGTGTACTATCGTTACCCTTGATGAACTTCTTGTACATGAAGCGTTGTAAGAACGGACGAATAGTCGCACCGTCTGCATAGTATGTAGGTCCGTCAGGTATCTCCAGT